ACTTCAAATGTTCTTAATTTTTGTTGTCTTGTTGTATTAATTATTGGACTTTTTATATCTACCATGAAAAAACCTCATTACTCTTATATATCAGAATAATGAGGTTAATTATATTTATAGATTTATATATTATATATTAAATATATCTGGAGATACATCTGTTCCACTTGAAACACCAGAATGTTGAGCATTTATTAATCCTGCTCCATCTAATGCACCACGTGTTACACCAATGTCAGCTGATCTTTCATATTGATCATCCGTTAATGCAAAATCAGGGCCACGAGCACCACCAATAGCAACATTTCCAGCGTTATTAGCGAAATTGCTAAATATTGTTTCTGCTTGCCATTCCATAGTTTCTGTTATTATAAAGTTTTCTGCAGAAATTGTATGATTAATACCTGTTATCCAAACATTTCTTATTGTTGTTATAACAGCATTTGATTTATCACCTTGCCATTTGTCTATTATTTGTATTTCAAATGGTATTCTTTGAGAGTGAACATGTATAAATCCTCTACGGAATGCTTCTGCAATACGTAATTTATCAAAACGTACTCTTCTACAACTTCCAGAAACATCTGAAGATCTTGTTGGTGCTGAGTCTATATGACCATCTGTACCAACTTCATCTATCATTTTTACATCTCTTCTTTCATTGATAGATAATTCTTGTACAGCACCAACAGGTCTTCCATCTGCTAATATGATTATTTGAGTAGATAATGCTACTCTTGTTTGATTTAATGGTAAAGACGAACCAGTATAAGGATAAGCCATTTTTTATTCCTAATTTAAAAAGTTATTTTTATAAAGTACCTACCGATATCTTAATGTAAATCCAATTTATTGGATATACTGGTTGTACTCTTACAGTTACATTCCATTGTCTTGGATCAACTTTATCTCTTGATACAACTAAATCTTTAAATTGTGTTATCAATCCTTGTGATATAAAGCTTGTTAATAATCCAATACCTCTTGCTGATAATGCTGATTGAGTTTGATCACTTTCTGGTTCACCCACAAATCCTTCATAACCAGCTCTCATTGATTTTGATATCCTATCTCTTATAAATACTATAGATAATTCTTCTTCTTCTGGATAACCACTTGCTGAAGTTGTTCTACCCCAAACAATTTTACCTCCTCCAGTAACAGGTCTTACTAATGCTACACCTGCTGATAATAATGAATCTTCTACTGTTGGACTAAATTGTCTATCTCTTAATATATTAAATCCTGTTAAAATTTTATTTGTTAATGGATTTGATACTCTTGGATCTGATGAACAATATCCAGCCGCTGCTGCTGCCATATAAAAACCATCAACATATGTATTGGTTCCTGCTATATTAACAACTATTTGATCAGGATATAAATATAAACATCTATATGTTCCACCAAATGCATCTTTAACTGAATAATTTGTTAAATCTTCTGTTGATCCAGCTAAAATTTCATTTATATTATCACCTTGAATACCTTCTAATACTCCAATGTCTTCTACAGCTGCTGCTTCTTCTCCTGTTATATTTGTTGGTAATAATCCATTTATAGCTCCAGTAAATAATACTCTTTCTTTACGATTCTTTATATTACTCATTGTTCTACAATGTGCTAAAGTATTTTGAACTATTGCTGATATAGTTTTTGTTGGTAATGGAACCACTATGTCACATTCAAAACTTTCTAATGCTTCTAATGCATTTAACCAACCTGAATCATAAAATGTAGCATCTCTATCATCTATTATTGTTACTCTTAATGAATAACCGTTTGGCACTACATTTTGATTTATTACTAAGTAATCTCCAGTTTGTGATGGATCTTGTAATTCAAATGTAATTGATGTTTCTAATACAAGTGTTTTTTGTATTGTTAATGTATTTGTTCCGCTATTATAATTAGTTACTAAATATATTCCATCATTATAATCTGTTCCACTTATTTTTAATTTCTTTGTTTGATTTAATAATGCTGTTGAATATGAACTAAAATCTAATCCAGTTACAGAATCACTATGAAATGTAGCGGTTCCTGATGAAATTATTGCTGTTATAACACCATCTGTATCTGATGCACTTGGTACTGCCAATAATGTATAAGCATCTACTATTTCAAATGATACTGATGATTCATTTGTAAAATCTGCAAATGATGAAGCAGATATTGTTAATTCACCATTACTTACACCTGTTACTGTAAAATTACCATTATTACCTACATTTGAAGCACCTTCAACATGTAGTGTTAATCCTAAGGCACTTGAATCAAATGTTAATGATGAACTACTAAATGTAGCTGTTGTATTTGATGTTGGTGCCATATATCCATCTACACCATTTAATACAGTTGCATTACTTTGTATTAATGAATATGAATATCCATATGATCCTGTAGGACTATCAAATACAAATGTATTTATTGTTGGTTGACCAACTTCACCTAATTGATAAAAATCAAATTTATTTGGTAATATTTGTGATTCTGTTCCTGTTGTATTATCTGTTACAAAGAAATTAATTGTTGAATTAATATTTGGTACAACTCCAACTGGAAATGGAAATATATATTCATTAACATCTAATGATGTAGAATTTACTACTCCCATACTATATGAAGTTCTTCTTGGTAATGGTGGGGCAGCTTGAACACATAAAACACCTGGTGTTTGATTAGCAAATGCTAATTGACATCCTAATGCTAATGTATTTGATGTTGATGGAACACCATGTTTTTGTTTTATATCTGATAAATTACTTAAAAATGTAGGATCATTTAAATCTGTAGTAGCTATATATGTAGCAACTAATGTTTCATTTTTTAATAATGAACCGCTATTAACTTTTATTGTAAATGAATCACCTTCTCTAAATGGAGATACATATACGCTTGGTGATGATTGTGTTTCTGATATAGCAAATTTAATTATTCCATTATTTACTATTTGTCCATCAGCTTTCCAAACAAATGGTGTTCCATTTGAATTTAATATTGTTCCTGATACAGAACCATAAGCTATAAATTTAGCGGTTCCACCAATTGGTTGGTTTAAACCATTTCTTTGTACACTTATGCATTTTATTGTCCATGTTTCTTTTGGAGCATTAACATCAACTAATTGTAGTGATGATACTGTTCCAATTCCAACATTTGTTGTAGCCATTTTATAATATGATCCACCTTGATCAACTAGGTATGCTTTTTGTAATTCTATTTTACCTGTTGTAATATCTATTCTATAATCATATTTATTACTAAATGAACTTGTGTTTATAACAGATTCAAGTCCTGTTAAAGGTACACCATTTTTATATAATGTTGTTCTGTTACTTATTAATGGATATACATTCAATCTAAAATGTCTACCATCCGCTCCAGATGAGCTAGTATAAGACGAATTTAATCCATCTTTACCAGAACCTACTGCTGAAGCAACTAAAACTTCTGTTCTAGTACCTTCTCCTATAATTGAAGCTATTCTTATACCATTTGGTACAGATGCTCCCGATGATAATGTTTCTGCGCTGGAATATGCGCCTGGACTTACAACGCCTGGTATATTACTCATATGGTATCCCTAAAATTTATTTGGTTATTATTTTTAAAACTCACTAACAATCAAACAATATATAATATTATTGTTTATTATTATATTAAAAAATGTGATCTAAATGATATATATGTATTTTTTAGTTAAAATTATTATATCTCTTGTAAATCTCCAAATATATCATATATTGTTTTGTTTGTTTCTATTGCTAAATTTGGTGAAGCTGGTATATTAGTATCAATATTACCTATCTCTATTGAAAAATTTAATATCTCTATTACATTTAATATAGGTATATGTCTTCTCCATTCAGATCTAAACTCTAAATTTATAGTTTGTCTAAATAACTTATCACTTCTATCATCACTCTCACTAGGACCACCTATTGATACTCTTTTTATAAATAATCCAGAATGAGTTAATTGATCTCTAGATAATTCTTGAAAAATTAATGCAACTATCTCTGATAAATCATCTCTTGCTCTTAATGATCTAGTCATTACTTCTATTGTTAAAGTACCTTCTATAACACCTGCAGATATAAAATATTCTGGATATGATAATTGATATGTATTACCATATCCATCTTCATATAATCTTGGTGAATATTGTATATTATAGGCTTCATTATTTATACTTATTGGTAAATAATTTGCTCCAGAACTTCTTACAATTAAAGCTGGATAAAATATAACATCTTTTCTAAATGCTTCTCCTATATATAATCTAGTTGTTACATTATCATCTAAACCAGCTTCTAATGGCATACCTGTATGATCAGGTGTTTTTGGAAAACCAAATTCATCTTTTACATAATGATAGCACGAATCTTCAGAAAA